CAGCATGGGTCAAGCCCTTATCAACACCTTCATGGCCGTAACCGCTGCCCTGACTGCTGGAGGGAACCCGATTAAACTCGCAACGGGTCGTCAATTTGTTGAAGCAGGCATCGCCCTTGCGACAGGCTTGGCGCAGGTCGCCAAAATCAGTAAGACCCAATTCCAAGGCAGTTCGACAAGTGGAGGCGGTGGTGCGTTGACTGCCGGGGGTGGTGGAGGTGGAGAGGCTGCTCCTGCTCCAATCTTTGCTAACCCTCAAACGACCATGCTTGGAACCGATGGTGCTGCAATGGGCCAAGGCCAAGGTTCATCACCGATGCGGGCCTATGTCGTGGAGCGTGACATCCAGCAGACGACCAGCAGGGTGCGACGCTTGTCCGAATTTGCAACATTGGGGTAAGGGTTACATATCCCACCATGGAACTTCCCGTGTACCGAATGACCGTGGACGAAGTGGACGAAGGCGTGCAGTTTGTCGCCCTCGTTGATATGCCCGCTATTGAAAAGCCATTCCAGGCCTTCGCCAAGACCCCGCAACGATTCGCTGAAACGGGGGAACGCAGGGTCCTGACGGGACCGCTCATGCTGGCCGATACTCCCATCTACCGCAAGGACGACACCTACGGCGAGTACTATGTCGTCTTTGACAAAGCCACCATCCGCAAAATCGTGCAGAAGTATTTCAAGCAAGGGAACCAGCACAATGTGAATGCCTACCACAACGCCGAATTGGACGGGGTCTTCATGTTTGAGAGTTACATCACCGACACCGAGCGGGGCGTACTTGCCCCCAAAGGCTACGAGGACACCCCCGACGGCTCATGGTTCGGGTCGTTCAAAGTGGAGAACGACGAAGTGTGGGAGAACCGTCACGCCTTCAAGGGTTTCTCCGTTGAGGGCTTGTTCGGCATGAAGAACACGGGGACTGAACTTGAGGTCGCACTTGCGGGCCTCGCAGACGACTTAACCAATTTTTTGCAACATATCAACCCAACCTACAAATCCCTTTAATCTATGAACCTGAAAGACGCTATCATGACCCTTCGCACCGAGTTGCGGAAGTTCACAACCCAAAAGCAAGCCTTCGCCGACTACAAGTTGGTGGATGGAACTGTTGTCCGAGTGGACGGCGACCTCGTTGCAGGAACCGCCGTGTATGTCATCACCGAAGACGAAACCCTTCCTGCCCCCGATGGCGAGCATCAAGTGGAAGGTGTTGGCACAATCAAAACCGAAGGTGGCAAAATCACCGAAGTCGTCGTGGCCGAAGCCCCAGCACCTGCCGAAGAAGTCGCCGTTGCCGCAGAGATAACCCCCGAAGTTGCGGGTGAAGTGGTGAGTGAAATCGCCGAAGGTTATCCAATGGTGGATCCCGCCATGGTGGAAGAAATCGTCAAGAAGCACCTCGTCAGCATCATGGAGGAACTGAAGGCCGCCTACACCGAGATGGGCAAAATGAAGGACAAGATGGCCGCCTTTGCCAGCCAAATGGAAACCATGACCGACATCGTAGAAAAGGTCGCAGAACTCCCATCGGAAGCCCCCAAGCCAACCGCATCCGCAATCGTGGAGCAACGGAAGGCATCAGCCGCTCAAAACTTTGCGGCCATCGCACAATCAATCCAAACTCTTAAAAACTCCAAATAACCTTAACCCCCTAAAAACAAAATCATGGCATTTTCTTTCGGAAACCTTTCAGCCTACACCGACCAACAAAGGCTGCCCCTCATCACCAAAGCGGTCTTCGCCGCTCGCTCTGCTGCCCTCTTTACCAAGCAAGTTGGTATCAAGTCGGCTGCTGCGTTGAACCTCATGGACACCGATGCAAACATCGGGTCAGGAACCGTGTGCGGTTGGTCTGCAACAGGCAACACGACTTTCAGTCAGCGTAACATCACCGTCGGCGTGATGAAAATCCAAGAGGCTCTTTGCCCTCGCTCACTTGAGCAGTACTGGATGCAGTCCCAGTTGACTGCTGGTAGCCAATACGACGGCGTACCATTTGAGCAGGCGTTCTCCGAGCAGAAGGCTCTCCGCATCGCCGAAGCCTTGGAAACCGCCATTTGGCAGGGTAACTCCTACTTCAGCGGTGTCAACCAACTGCTGAACGCTGCGTCGGGTTCCACGGTTCTCGCCAACGCTTCCTCTACAACTTGGAACCCAGTATCGGCTTCCGTTGGTATCACGACTTCCAATGTCATCACCATCTTTGACAAGGTTTACAACGATATCCCGCAGGCTATCTTGACTAAAACTGACCTCGTAATCTTCTGCGGATGGAACAACTTCCGCACCTTGATTGGAGCGTTGAAGTCGCAGACAGGTGTCATGTACAACCAAGTGGACTTGCAAGGTTTGGCCGATGGTGACATCATCTACCCTGGTACCAATGTCCGCATCGTTGCCGTCCCAGGTTTGACCTCTACCAACCGCATCGTCGCAACTTACCTTGGTAACCTTTTCTACGGAACCGACTTGCTCTCCGACGAGGAAAACTTTGAGTTGTGGTACTCCAAGGACAACGATGAAGTACGCTTCCAAGCCGCCTTCAAAGCAGGTGTGCAGTTCGCCTATCCCGATTTGATGGTTGACTTCCGCTTGGCCTAAGTGTAAGGGGGGAGGGAAACTTCCCCCCGTTATTTTGTTCCATCCCTAAAATAAAATATACACTATGTCTTGCTCCCTAACTACGGGCTACGCCCTCGGATGCCGTGACGCCGTCGGCGGTATCAAAACTATTTTTGTCCAAACCTTGAACGCTACAGGCTCCGTGAATACGAACGGCAGCGGCTTGGTAACTGGATTCACGCCTACCTCGGTATCGGGGTCTTGGTTTGAATACGACTTGACTAAGGCTACCTCCAGCATGACGGAAACGCTGAACGCAAGCACCGAAAACGGTACTTTGTTCTACACGCCCGAAGTGACATTCACCATCAACAAGTTGCAGACATCCGTCCGTAATGAGTTGCGCTTGTTGGCTCGGAATCGCCTCTTGGTCATCGTCCTTGACAACAACGGACGCTATTGGTTGCTTGGTGCTGCGAATGGCTTGGAAGCATCTGCTGGAACTGCTGGGACTGGTACTGCATTCGGTGACCGTTCAGGCTACGAGATGACGCTCACGGGCATGGAACCTGACCCAATGCTGAACATCGCAGCCGCAACTTTCTCGGCTTCCACGACCCAAATCAGCGGGTCGTAGCGTATCTTTGACCTGCGGGTTCTCATACTCCCGCATGGTTTAGTGGTTAGGGCCATCTCTCACGGGGTGGCCCTTTTTTTTTGTAACTTTGGGTATGAGAATTTGCATCGTTTACAACGCCCACCCGACGGGGTGTTCTTTTTACCGACTGGAAATGCCAAACGCATATCTTGGCGACAACTACACGGAGTTTGACTATGTGTGCGTGGACAACATCGCCAATGTCAAAGACGAAGACCTAAAGACCGTTGATGTGTGGTTATTTAATCGCTTGTGGTGTCAAGGTACCTTGGACCAAATTCGTAGCGTTTACAAGGCTCTCACGGCGTTTGGGGCGAAGGTGATACTTGACCTTGACGACTACTGGGTGCTGGAGAGCGGGCATATCATGTATCGGCACTACCTATCCACCAAACTTGACGAGCAAATCCGAGAGCATATCCGCTTGGCCGACCATGTGACCACCACGACCGAACACTTGGCGCAGAAGATTCGCCTGCTCAACAAGGCCGTCACCATCCTCCCGAACGAACCCTACGAGGCCTATCAGCAGTACCTCCCCGACACGACGGCCGAACCCGAACCGCACCTGTTTAAGATTGGTTGGTTCGGAGGGGCGCAGCACCAGGAGGACATCGCCTTGGTGGAACATTCGTTTGGATTGCTTGCCCACGACAAGTCGCTGGATGGGAGGTATAAGATTTACCTTGGCGGGTGGAATGATGGGAACGCCGTTTACGACGACTACGAAAAGATGTTGTCCTGCCGTGGGCTGAACAAGAACTACGGCAGAATCCAAGCGGCTGACATCTACTCCTATGTGGGCGGGTACAACTTCATCAACGCAACCATCGCACCGCTCCGTGATACCAAGTTCAACCGCCTCAAAAGCGAACTGAAAGTGGTGGAAGCGGGCTGGATGGGTTT